CATTTGACTGTGGATTTGTTCGGTCACCTCTACCAGATCACCAATGGCGTCACCGATATAGTGCATTTGAGATCCACCGGCTGTAGCCTCATTTTTCAACTTCTGTGCCGCAGCACCAATTTGTTCCAATGTTGTTTTGATACTCATAGCTCATTCATTTTTATTTTTCACTATTTTAATATTTGACTAACTCTACGTACACCACTCACAGGATTTGGATTTTGTGCTTTACCTTGTGCATCAGAAGCCGATTTACGAGCTTCACCATCACTTTCAGGCATCATCATTTCTTCTTCATCCTTTGTCAATTCTTCTTCTTCTTCAATGGCTCGTTTACGATTAGTAATAATTTCTTCAATCTGTACCTCATCAAAGTTAATAAAATGCTTTAAGAACAAATCAAGTGTTACATACTCTTCTATTGAACCCATTGAAAATTCTTTCATAGCCAAAGCCCTCGTATGGCCAATATCCACCTTTTCCTTATCCGAGAGACTAAACAACTTATCCCATCTGACCATATATGGGTTTGAGGGCTTTGGCAGTACACCTATCTCGATGCACTTATCTATGAAAGGACGAAGAATATTTGGCTCGTTCTGTTCCTCACGACGAGAAGTTACGTAAGAAATCCATTCCAATTTGTCTTGTGCAGAACTTAATTCTCCACGCTCAGAACCTGTAAGAATACGTTTTGGAATACCTGTTACGGCTGAAATCATCTGCATTTGTGCATCAACATGACTCAACGGGTCGGCTATCTGTTGTGCCAAAGCATCATATTTCACACCTTCATTGATAAGGATACGCCTTAAATTATTCTCAAATTCATCAATCTGAGTTTTTAAATCAGATAACATTTCAGGAGTCATCTGATAATCCGGTGAAACCTCACCCGTGTATCCAGGTCTTGCTCCACGCCAGAACATTTCAGCATCACCGCCAATCAACTTTTCCAAGTCTATCAACCGATTATAAACCGCTTGTAGGCGTGGGGTTCCATAAATTTCATCATCAATAGGCTCTTCCAACAAATGTACAATACGTGAATAATGTACCTTAACAGTTTTAGTATTTTCACCACTACGAATCATCACATTATAAATCAACGGTAATCCGTATCGTTCACTACTTGCATTTTCCTCAAATGTGGCTATCTGTGCTGTCTGTTCCGACAAGGCTTTGACATACAATAATTTTAACCCGTCTTTTTTCTGTACAGGTTTTATAAGATTTTCAGTATTTGTTGTATCATTAAGTCCAAGAAACAATACAGAATAACGACCAATACCTGTAAGTTTATCAGCACGGATAAAAATTGACTTTAATTTTAATCGTGTGTAAATATTAGCCCAAGCCTTTTCAAAAGGTGTTAATGAATCTTCTACTGTTTCAATAACATCAATATCACCTTTCCAAGACGCTTTCACAGGACGGTCAATAATAGCCTTGGCAATATCCTGTCGTCCGTACCTTGCCCAATAATTTTGCCAAGTAATTTCTTTTGGATAACCTAATGCTTTATAAATATCACGACTACCATCATAAGAATCAAGTCCAAGATTTGAAAAAAACTGAAATCTGCCAAGTACTTCTGAAAATACCTGCACTTTACGCATCAATTCTTGTTGTTCGTTTTTCTGTTCCATTAAGTTATCCTCCTTGCATCCTTTTTACGAATTAAAAAGTTGAAAGCCCCACTACTTGCATCAACCTGATCTTTGTACGTGGAATTTGGAAAAAGTTCAAATTCCTCTTTATACAACTTATTCCAATCAGCTACACGTAACATCACGTTACCGTTATTTACCTGTACGCTTAACGGGTCGGCACGTAAGGCTTTATCTCCGGTAGGCTTGTCACGTTCTACCAACCAACCGGCAAGGTTACGTATCGTATTCTCGGCACTCTCTTTGCCACCGCTTCCCGGCTCTTGTTCTACGACTACGTGTACCTTCTTACCGTCGGCTTCGGCAGTTTGCTGTATGATTCTCTCACGATGCTCGGAACTCCACCGTCCACGTTTTACGTCCTCTACCAAAAACATACCATTTTTTAAACGGCTCATCTTCACACCTGCCGTGTATGCCCCTGTTCCACCTGCCGTACCTGCCTTATCCCAATATCTGACGGTACGTACAATGTCGGTATCGGCAAATATTTGGGAAGTCATCTGAAACGACTCAATCTTGAACATACCACCACCCGGAGGCGACGGGTTCTGTCCTATTTGCCCTGCGTACCCGTATTGTCCCAAGTCGGCTTCAAGTTCCTTTAAAACAGACCAAGGCATACGATTTACGTCAAACATACCATTAATATAATACTTAATAAGTTCTTTGGGCTTTACCTGCTTTGCAAAGTGTTCAATCTCACCCGGAATACAGATATGACGTAAATTATCCTTTTGTTTATCCAACAAGTGACCTGATGGGTCGTTCTGATGCAAACGTTGCATGATCCCGATTGTTACGGAAATATCCTTATTTGTCTTACGGGTTGAAAGCGTTTGGTCAATCCAATGATTTGCTATCTCCAATTCCTTATCCGAAGATGCCTGTTGGGGATTCAATGCATCGTCCCATATAATGATGTCGGCGTGGAAACCTGTCAACGTACCGCCTACCGAAGTAGTGTAACGATTCCCACCGGGACGTTCACGGGTATGAAACTCCGATATTCGACTTTTCTCCTTTAATACGATTTTATAATTAGCTTTTGTATCCTTGTCAGTTTTAATATCAAGTTCGGGGTAAAGTTCCTTAAACCGTGCCGATTTAATAAGGTCACGGCTATATTCGGCTGATTCCAACGAAAGTGTAGCCGAATACGATGCGGTAATAAACCGCATCCAATACCAACGTGTCCAACACCAAACCGGAAAAATAATAGAACATAGTAGCGTTTTGGTAGAACCGGGAGGCACGTTAATCAATAAATCATATTTTTTACGTTCTTTATTACCTACACGCTGAGCTATTGCTTCAAGTTCGTGACACAAATATTCAATATGCCAATTCGGTACAAATGGCTGAGTGCTTACTTCAGGCCACGCCCATTGTAAAAAATGAAACAACGAACGGTTATTCAATTCCTTTTGAATACCTAACGGGTTGCCTAAAATTTTGGCAAACTTGGCTTGGTCGATCCCTTCGACGGGTCGGTTTATATCCCTTGGACTGACCAAACGGCGTTTACGTACTTGTTCGGCTACTTCGGCATTCATTGTTCTACGTATTCTGATTCTTCGATTTTATTAACTTCCCGGCGGCGTTCGCTTAACTTATTAAGCATTTCAAGTTCTTCGACCGAAAATTCCGTTAAATCAAGGCTGTGGTCAACGTTAAACCGTGCGTCTATTTTAATACGGTCACTCCACCGTTCGGGTTGACGGGCTTGTAACCACTTTACGGCTGCCGTAACATTTGGTGGAAGTTGTTCTTCGGTTTCAACAATCAAAGGTTCGGTCCATTCTTTAATAACCCTGCCCCGTTTATCGTATTCCTTTACACGGTTGGTCAAAACGGTTTTCTTTTTACACTTGTAACCAATGGCGGCTTGATAAAGTGAATGAGCCACACGTGCGTCGGCTTCTTCCTTGCCCTTGCGAATGGCTTCCTCGAACGACGGATGCTTATTGCGCCAATTCAGTATAACCTTACTGTTCACGTGCAGAACCTGACCCATCTGTTCTTCGGTCAATCCTAACAAAGCCAAAAAGAAAATCATTCTGTCATACCTCGGCTTATATGTAGGGTCAAGATTCTTCTGCTTGGTGGCAGGTAAGAAATCCGGTTCCGGTAAACGTATGGTTCGGCTACGTGCCATAATTCATTAAGTTTTAAAACAACATAAAAATATACAATTTATAGTAACCCGTAGGGTTACGCCAAATATTTTCCATTTCCATGACTACATCGAACAACCTGTCTCATCAACCATTCCAATACAAATTAAATTTTCTATTTAATGGGTATTCCTATTCTGGTTGGAATATTCTATTATTTCTATTTTATGAATTGCCAAATTCTGCGAAATCTTCATAAAATATTTTCATATTTTTATTCATACCCCTATTTATGAATAATTCTATAAAAAACATATTCACTTACAGTTTTTAACTTTGGCTAATGGGCGCTACTTTTAATTTAATACTTATCAACATAATTCACTTACAATCCGTAACCTACCAAACATATTAATACTTAAAGAATATCTATATGAATGTCAAATTCTACTAATTCATTAAAAAAATTTTTAGAATTTTATTATGAATCTATAAAATCAATAAAAAATCATATAATAATCTATGAAAAATATAAATGAATACCATTTCTAAATACTATATATACCCTTATTAATAAGTATGGAAGTATTCTTTAAAAAATGAATATGTCAGATTCTATGAAAAGTATGAAAAAGTATTCGTGATTTTGTCAGGTTTTAGTAAATCTTTAAAAAAATAGTTATGATTTTTAATTGGGAAGCCTATAAATATTGGGTTCTACAAAAAGTATGAAAAAATGATTATGATTTTAGAGGGGTTCAAGCCACCCAAATCCAGCCAATTTCCGCCGATTTTAACATTCTTTAACATTCAGTGACCTATATTCGCATATTGTGGCACGATAGTTGTAACGGCCTGGGTTTCATTATGTTACATAGTTAGTCCGGTTTGGTTTGGTTTGGTAATTTGCAGGGTGCAACGAGGGGACCCTATGCCCCCATTTTTATACCTGAAATGCCCTACAAACTATTTTTACCCTATATTGTGTATATTTATATTGCCATACTATTTTATACGCTTAAATTGCCTTATAATAGAATATAATTATGTTAAATAAACCTATTTATTTTAACCTTATTTAAACCAATTATAAATAACGTTTTTATGTTCTTTAACATACTTTTTAAGGTACAATTCCCGAAATGTCGCCGTATATTTGTGTTGTGCGAATGGAGCA